AAAAAGGATGTCGGTCGCCTAACCCGCCAAATTGCGTATATTCTACGACATAAGGACTGGGAACAGGCTGCGCAATTCGTATTGTCTCTTCTTTCGCTCGAGGAATCTGTTACCACCGGTATCAACACGAAACGGTTCGTGCCTGTAGTCGGTTTAGCGACACACCCTAACTCAGTTCTCCCAAAATTTCTTTATGGGCTGACTTCCAGGGTCTTCAATAATGATGGTACTTTGATCCGGAACTATTGTCGAGACGCATTCGAGTTACTCGTGACCGCGCTACGATTAGTCAAACGGGCATCAATCCCTACTTATGGTAGTATTGCAAATAAGGCTGCTATAGCCTCATTCGTAGACTCCCAGAGTGCTCCGCAACACCCTGTCGGAAAAGACGCTATCGACCTTATCGAGAATGTCGACTTGGCAGTGCGTGATGTTTGGACCCACTTATTACGCGACTTTGACGCTAACCTAACACTCGGATTTCCGGGAGCAGGTGTTACATCAAATATGCGTTTCGATGGAGACGGTTATTTCCCTGGGTTGTCCTTTGTGGACGTCAACACCCTGCCACCGCTTGTTAAACCAATTATGGTTGCGGCAATTGGAAAGTGTTTACCTGAGGATGAACCATATCTCTTAGACGGTCCGTGTTCGTCAATCAAACTTTATCCCTACGCCCCTTTCAGGGCTGCGAAGGTAGTGTCTGTCCCTAAGTCATTTAAGACTGGTCGGGCCATCACTATAACCGATACTGCTTCAGTCCAAATAGCAGCTACCCTTCGTGAGACGATTTGGCAATGCTTTAGAGAGCTTGGTTTAATGCGTTTCGTAAACGTACACAATCAAGGTGATTCCCATCGCGTCCTGTTTCAGTACTATTTCGCTCGTTTTCTTCGCGACCTTCGTGGCGGTTCTACTTGCTACAGTATTGATCGACAAATTTCCCATCTTTCAGGTTGTTTGCCGGCCGTTACTCTGTTCGTACATTCCGTCCCCGATTGTATCGAGGTTGATGGTGAATACCAAAAACTAAACACGATCACCATGGGTGATGCTTCGACTACTGCCCTTTTAACAGGCAATCTCTTTTGCTTAGCTGTGTTGTCTTACTTAACTGTGGAGACTGATTACACTTACGGTGAACATGTTACTCGCGAGCAATTTGACTCGGCAGTTAACCACCTTCGAACATCGGGTAAGGATGCTTACAGATTCGTAGGCGACGATATTATCGGCCCTCGGGAGCATATGCAGGTATTCGATACCTATCTTGCCCTCCAAGGTGTGACTATCAACACTAACAAATCTTCCAATCCTAATGACCCGTACAAAGAAACATGTGGTTGCTGGGGTGTTGGTGAACCTAATGTTCTCCACCCTCTCCGCGTACGTCGTATTTCTCCATTTCGAGCTGCGACAATGTCCGGAAACGTCGTTTCCGATCTATCCACACTCAATGCCTACGTCGATCGTACATATTACTCGAAGTTCCGTTTGGAACTCCTGATAGCAAATGCAACCTTTTTCCGACATCAACTTGAGTACTTTGACCGAGAATCCTACGATCCAAATACTATCGGGTCCCCCATTGGAGCGTCCAGTCCCACTCGGTGCATTAAATCTCGACCTCGAAAACGAGTCAAGCTTCCTGATTCAATTGCCTATTGCTTTGGACTGTCAACTGAAGGAATTGTTACGCGAAAGCGTAGAAAACCTGACTTGGTGTGTGGCCGGCTCTGTAAGATTACAGATCCATCGAAACCATCAAACCAACAGTCCTCTAGTGAGCGAAAAGACAGTGCTTCACAGCAGCCGTCCAATTCCTTACAGGCAAAGCCTGTTTTTGATAATACGCTAATGTTCAACCGGCGTCTTAACCGCAGTCTAGGTTTAATCCTA